GATGCACTTTCTAGGTAACTTAACTATGACTGCAACTGCAGCTATGAGAAGCCTAGTAGACGCAGGTCAATTTGCAAACCTACCAGGAGGATTTAAAGCAAAAGGTGTACGACTTGTTGGTGATAATGAACCAATCAGTCCTGGTGAATTTAAAGAAATAGAAGCAACTGGAGTAGACTTAAGCAAGGCAATTATCCCTCTCCCCTATAAAGAGCCTTCCTCTACTTTATTTCAGATGTTAGGTTTCGTAACAGCAGCAGGTCAAAAGTTTGCTGATAGCACAGAACAAATTGTTTCTGATGCAGCATCTTATGGACCTGTTGGTACTACTATGGCTTTATTGGAAGCTTCAAGTAAATTCTTTTCAGCTATACATAAAAGATTACATAAATCTCAAAGAGAAGAGTTTAAGATTCTTGCACGTATAGACTATGAGTATTTACCTTCAGAGTATCCTTATGAAGTTCCTTTTGCTGAACAGAATGTGTTTAAGAAAGATTTTGATGGAAGGGTTGATGTAATCCCTGTCTCAGACCCTAACATTCCTTCTAATGCAC